TCAAAGCCACCGGCAAAATGTTTGTGCTCTATGATGATGTTGGAAAGCTGACCCTAAAGAGCATCGGCAACATGAAATTGGGTGTGCTCATTGATGAGGACACCGCCGGTGACTACGACTATACAAGCTCCATTGCATCCCAAACCTATGACAAGGTAAAGCTGACCTATGAGAACAAGGACACCGGTAAGCGTGAGGTCTACATTGCCCAGGACAGCTCACACATCAACCAGTGGGGCGTGCTCCAGTATTATGAGAAGTTGGACAGCAACGGCAATGCCAAAGCAATGGCGGATGCCTTGCTTGACCTCTACAATACCAAAACACGCACCCTGCGGCTCAAGGATGTCCTTGGTGACATCCGTGTAAGGGCAGGCACGCTGCTGGTGGTCATGCTTGGACTTGGTGACATCAATGTGTCCAACTATCTCATGGTGGAACAGTGCAAGCACACTTTCAAGGACGGGATGCACCTCATGGAGCTCAAAATGCGAGGTGGTACATTTGTCACTTGATATTAACCAGCTTGTCAAAGCCGTCAAGCAGGCGGCTGTGGAGGCCGTGCAGGCATCCGGCCCTATGAGCGTATGCTTTGGCACGGTCACCTCCGCCTCTCCGCTTAAAATCCAGGTTGACCAGAAAAAGACCTTGACAGAGGCACAACTGATGCTCACCAACAATGTCCGTGATTTCACAGTTGAGATGACAGTTGACCACCGGACGGAGAACACAAGCGGAGGCTCCGGGGATGCCTCTTTTGCATCCCACAATCACGCATACAAGGGGCGCAAGTCCTACCGTGTGCATCTTGCCCTCAAGGCAGGAGAAAAAGTCATTTTGCTCCGCTGTGACGGTGGGCAAAAATTCTTAGTCTTAGACAGATGGGAGGCACCGTGATGGCAACATTACCGACAACTGGGGATGACCTTGACCTCATCGGTTTTGCAGTTGAAAGTCAACCCGGATATACCCATAAGCTGGACATTGACCGTGGGCGCGTGGGAGGCATGACGGATGAGCAGGATGCGGTTTTGCAAGCGGTCTATCTCATCTTGAATGTGGAGCGTTATGCGTTCCCCATCTACTCCCGTGACTACGGCTCAGAACTGTCCGACCTTATTGGCACGCCGAGGGACTACGCTATGAGCGAAATCAAGCGCCGCATCACCGAGGCTCTGACCCAGGATGACCGCATTACAGGTGTGGATGACTGGAGTTTTGAAACAAGTGGGCGCGGCGTGCGTGCCAAATTTACGGTCAACACCATCTATGGTGACTTGACCGCAGAAAAGGAGGTTGAAATCTAACGATGTTTGAAAGCAAAACCTATGAGGTGCTTGTCAAGAGCGCCCTGTCAAGAGTTTCCTCCGCCCTTGACAAGCGTGAGGGCTCTATGGTGATGAACGGCGTGGCACCGTCTATGGCAGAGCTTGCCCAACTCTATATTGGGCTTGACTTTGTTTTCAGCGCCACCTACATTGCCACAGCACCCCGTGAATATCTGATAAAGAGAGCCGCTGACCGCAACATGGAGCCGTACCCGGCAAGTGCTGCGGTTTTTCGTGCGGAATTTAACATTGAGGTGCCGGTTGGCACCCGTTTCTCCTGCGAGGGTCTAAACTTTGCTGTGACAGAACGGATGAGCACCACCGCCGACACAGACACCGGCCTCAGCCATAAAGTGACCTGTGAAACAGCCGGCGCTGCTGCCAATGATTATGCCGGCGCTCTCATCCCTATTGAATATATGGACGGCTTGACCCATGCGGAACTGGTTGAGCTGCTTATCCCCGGTGACGATGAGGAGGAAACGGAAACTTTCCGCCAGCGTGTGCTTGACAGTTTCCAATCTCAGGCGTTTGGCGGCAACCAGGCGGACTATACCGAAAAGGTGCGCGCTCTGGAGGGTGTCAGCGCTGTCAAGGTGCACCCCGTCTGGAATGGGGGTATAAACCCCTCCGACCTTATCCCAAACGCCGCTGTGACAGCATGGTACACGGGAATAATCGGCACTTTGGATGCGGATGCTGCGGCTTGGCTCACGGCGGTCTATACGGCGGCAAGCCAAAAGCAGTTGACCGTTGGTGGCTCCGTCAAGCTGGTCATTATGGCATCCAATGACAAAGCACCATCCAGCACCCTGCTCAATAAGGTGCAGACCACCGTTGACCCGACCCAAAACGCCGGAGAGGGTCTTGGCCTTGCCCCCATCGGTCATGTGGTGAATGTAGTGGGCGTAACGCCGGAAACGGTCAACATCACCCTCAACCTAACCTATTCCTCCGGTTGGAATTGGGCGGCGGTAAAAAGCTATGTGGAAACCGTGGTTGATGATTACTTTGAGGAACTTGCCAAAGCGTGGGAAACCTCAGGACATTTGACCGTCCGCATATCACAGATTGAAAGCCGCATCCTCTCCGAGTGCTCTACCATGATAACCGACATTGGCGGCACGAAAATAAACGGCAAGGAGGAAAACCTTGTGCTGGATGCTGACAGCATCCCCGTGAGAGGGGTGGTTGTGGATGGATAGAAAACTCCTTGACTACCTGCCCCCGGTGCTCCGTGAAGTCATGGAGTTTCAAGCCATCAATGAGGCGAATGAGCCGGAAATCTCCCTTGCGTGGGATGCCCTCAGCCTTGTTATGGCAAACCAGTTTTTGGACACGGCAGACAGCACGGGCCTTTCCGTGTGGGAGCGTGAGCTTAAAATCTATCCCAAAGACACAGACACACTGGAAACCCGCAGGGCACGCATCAAGGCAATGTGGAACTTGGAACTGCCTTATACGCTGCCGTGGTTAAAGAACTGGCTCACAAGCATCTGCGGCCCCACAGGGCATGAGGAAATCGTGGCGGACTATACCATCAACATCCAGCTTGACTATAATGCTCTGCCGGATGCAGACAGCTTGGCGCAGGAAATCCTAAACATGCTGCTTGCCGTCCGCCCAAGCAATATGCGGGTGCTTATGACCGCCTTTTTGCAGTCCTACGGCACGCTTACCCACGGTGCCTGCAATGAGATGTCCAACTATATGGAGGTATGGCCCCACATTATCAACAACATTGAAAGCAACGGCTCCGCCGCAATGGTGGGCGCGTTGGAATACCACGCAACCGTTGAGATTTATCCGAAAGAACAGGAGGTATAAACGATGTCTAACACCTATGGCACCATCATCACCACGAAAGGTGCGGCTATTATTGCGGATTGCATTGTCAACGGCGGCCAGCTTGTCATTTCAGAGGCAGCGGCCGGTGACGGCAACGGCGCGTATTATCAGCCGACCGTCAACCAAGAGCATCTTGTCCATGAATGTTGGCGCGGCGTGATTGCCGCCGCAGAACTCAACCCCTCAACGCCTAACATGCTTGATGTGAAAATCGTCATTGACGATGAGGTGGGCGGCTTTACTATCCGTGAAATGGGCCTTTTCAACAAGGACGGCACATTGATTGCTGTCTGCAACACACCGGACACAGAAAAGGTTGCCATTTCCGGCGGCGTGTCCGGCAAGCTCACAATGGTCATGCACATCATTGTGGCGGATGCATCCGTGGTGGAGTTTACCATCAACCCCTCTCTTGATACCGTCAGCCAAGAGGAACTTAATGAGGCTATTGCACTGCACAACGCCAGCGGCTCCAGCCACGCTGACATCCGCCTGCTTGCACTTAACTCCATGCAGGTGGGGGATGCCTATACCAAAGAGGAAAGTGATGCACGCATTGCATCCGGTGTCAGCACGCACAATGCAAACACAGAGGCACACCCCTCTATTTTGTCCGGCATATCAGGCCTTGACAGCCGCCTCACAACGCTTGAGTTGAAATACGGCACGAATGTCACCGGCAACTCTTTCAGTATCAGCTTTGCAAACCTCACAGGTCTGGTGGTGACGGGCGTGTGGAACAAAAACTATGCAAGGATTGAGTTTTAATGCCTAATTATGACCTTTTGTGTGTCTATGTTGACTGCTCAGACGGTCTGCCGCTTGGTTATCAGACAAGCCAACTGTTTGCCTTGTACTATCTGGATGAGTTTGACCACTTTGTAAAAGAAAAGCTCCATATCCGCTACTATGGCAGATACATGGATGACTTTTTCCTCATCCACCCGGACAAAGAATACTTGCAGTATTGCCTCACGGAAATACAGGCATTTATGGCATCTCTTGGTCTGGAACTCAATGAGAAAACACAGATTTTCCCGCTTAGACATGGGATGGACTTTCTTGGCTTTCACACCTACCTCACGGACAGCGGCAAGGTCATCCGCAAGCTGCGGCACAGCAGCGTGAAAAAGATGCGCGCCAAACTCCGCAGGTGGGAAAAGGAATACCCCACTGGTCTTGTGACCCGTGAGGAAATCCTGCAATCCTGGCAGGCGTGGGATGCTCACGCTGCACACGGCAACACTTGGACCCTACGCCAACAGGTGAGGGACCGTGTTCAAAATATCTTAAAGGAGGAAATCTAAATGGCAACAACTACCCTTGGCAACAAAAGTGTCGGCAGCATTGTCAAGCTGAAAGAAAATGGCGTGCTGGTGGACTTTTATGTTGCCAAACATGACTATGAGAACGGGCTCAACGGCTCCGGGCGCACTCTGGTTGTCCGCAAGGACTGTTATGACACCAGGCAGTGGCACACCTCAAATGTGAACGCCTACGCTACAAGCGCCATTGACACCTGGCTCAACAGCACCTACAAAAACCTGCTTGATGCGGACATCCGTGGTGTCATCGGCACTACCAAAATCAAGTACACCCCCGGCAACGGCAACACCACCGTTGGCACACTGGAGCGTGCTATTTTCCTGTTGTCCGTCACCGAACTTGGCAGAAGCGCAAGCTATGCGAATACGGAGGGCACCGCACTCTCCATTGCAAGCTCTCTGCAAATCGCCTACTTGAATGGCTCCGCCGTTGTTCAGTGGACCCGCTCCCCGTACACGAACAGCACCAGCCACGCCTTCTGCTTGAACACCGGTGGCAATGTCGGCAGCAGCAGCTGCAACGGTGCCTACGGGTCCCGTCCCGCTTTC